TTCATTGTAACCTCTATTTTATAATTAAATGTGATAATTGTATCATAATGATGATAATTGATAAACCCATACTTATTATAGTTCTTGTATCTGGTAACTCATTTAGCATCAACCAAGTCATTATAGTAAATACTAAAGTAGCCATCCCAAATCCTATAGGTCTAACATACCAATAATTTTGAAAATATTCATAATACCAGCGTGTTCCATAATAAAAACATAGACTAATTGGAATACCACCTAGAACAACCCACCAAAGACTTTTAGCCCATTCATATTTAAATTGACCTTGCATATGAAACCAAGCAATTATGTGTCCAAAAAATGAAATTCCTAATGCCATCCATAACTTGCTCATTTAACACCCATCTTTTTTATTTCTTTATCTGTTTTACCATATTGTTTTAATAGTAGCTTTAACTCATCGGTAGTCATTAAGTTATAATATTCACTAGCCTGTAACTTACTAACCTCAAAATACTTTTGTATGAAAGGAACAACCTTTTCGTTTGTTTTGGTTTTCTTTCCACTAAGGTATCTTAAATAAGTTTTCTTCTTTGGCAATAAGGAGCAGTAAAACTTATATACCACTCCTATTGGCATTACCTCAATCGTTAGTTTCTGAAAGTGATTTATTATTGGTAAAAAATCATTGTTCATACTTAGGTAACGATTTACCATAAATGGACTAAACTTTTTTTGGTCTTCAGCAGAAAAACTATCCCAAGCTCTTTTCTTGACAAATAGTTCATCTATCCAACTAAATAAGTTCATCCAACTCCCCACCCATAGGTAATAACTCACCACAACTTCCACAATTAAATACTTGTATCGGTGCTACTACTTCTTTTCCGGTTGGGGAAAGTATAGCAGAAATCTTCTTTATGATATAACCTTGTATAAAGATTTTGTTTTCACACTTTTGACAAGCCATTGTATCTGCTTGAGTTAAATCAACTTGAACTTGTTGTTTTGGTTTAGCTATTGGTTTCATTGGTTTCATACTCATTATATTCTCCTTAGAATATTAGAAATGGTTGCTATAAAGTTTATCTCTTTATCTACACATAGAACATCTTGATAAGCACCATTTGATATATCAACAATAACTTCTGGTAGTTTATCAACCGATATATTCTCTACCTCATCATATAAGAACCGATATAGTTCTGTATAATCTGTAAAGTTACTATCAGCTACAAACTTACGGATAGTTCTTAAATCAACACCATTTTGTATCATCTCTAAGAACTGAAGTTTAAACTCATTATGTAACATACCATCTTTGTCTATCTTTAACTTACCATCTATTGATTGTCTTTGTAAGTCATTGATTACCTTTCGTAAGTCAGGATAACCAGCAGTTACAACCAAAGCCAAATCATCCAAATCAAATGAGATGTTCTCTTTTTCCAAGATATACTTGGCGTGAACAGCAACATCTTTTTTTGATGGTGGGATGATTTTGTAAGTTTGACATCTACTTTGTATCGGGTCAATAATCTTCTCAACATAGTTACAAGTTAAGATAAATCTACAATGAGCAGAAAATGTCTCCATGAGATTACGGAGAGCCGGTTGAGCTGAATTAACATTAAGATAATCAGACTCATCCAAGATTACTATTTTGTTTGGTTTAAAACCAACCGAAGAAGCAAAGTTCTTTAGTTTGTCTCTAACCAAATCAATGTTTCTCTCATCGGAGGCATTAATATAGAGATAGTCACACTCAATTGAATTTACGATAATCTTGGCAAGAGTTGTTTTACCCCCACCGGCTCTACCATACAGTAGTAGATGTGGAACATTTTGTTCTTCTATAAACCTCTCAACCTTAGTTTTAAGATTTTCATTACCAACATAAGTTGTTAAATCTTGAGGTCTATACTTTTCTACCCATAATCCGTGTGAACTCATACTATACCTGCTGTGATACTAAGTAATACTTAACAGAAAAATCATCTATCTTAAACTCAATGTGAGCAAGACCTTTATCAGCAACCTGAAGAACTGCCTTTGAACATTCTTTGTTCGCACTTAGAACTTCTTTGAATAGGTTAGCATTAAAAACGATTGGTTCGGTTAACTTTACAGCACCACTTTGAACTTTAATACTGATACGATTTGAGTTGATGTCACTAAAACCGATAACAAACTCTACACCACCATCTGCTGGTTGAATAGAAAAATGTTCTACATCGGATAAAGCACCCTTACCACGAATAAAAGAATTGATAAATTGAGTATCAATATTTACAAGAGTAGTAAACTCAGGAATGTTCTTTAGTTCTGGTACATCAGGAATCACACCAAGAGCAGCGAGAACATAATCAACAGATATTTTACCATCTGTAAAGTTAAATGCTACTGGTTGTGAATCATCTACTGGTGATTTAGTTAAACTGAAATCAACTTTATCAGCAAGTGTTCCCATCATCTTTGATAGTAATGGTGTATCATAGACACCAACCTCAAAGTTTGGAAGTGATTGTTTACTTAGTGATAACTCACCCAAAAGACTTTTATCTGGTGATATAAAACGAGTAGAAAGTGTGTCGCCGTTAGACTCCCACTTTACTGAGTTTATACTACCACCAAGATTATACTTTTGGATAAAGGTATCTAATGTGATTTTATTCATTATTGTTATTCTCCATATTATGTGTTAATTTACTAATTGTTTTTGTAAAAGTCAAGTTAAAAAAACCTTTCAATTGAGTTATTTTTATCAACCGGCATATCCCAAGACATAGCGTCATAAAACATCTGTATCTTCTTCTTTAGGGCTTTATCAAATAACTTGTCTCTATCTACATACTGATTGATAAAATCTATGATTTGTTTAGGATCATCATAACCTTTGTAAGCAAGTCCATCTATTTTAAGTGGATTTTCTTTTAGATAAACCCAGCGAACTTTATTACCATTTGATATTGCTTCATGTTTGTTTACCTTAAAGTATCTCAATAAGTCATTGTAAATAACCGAAGCTTTGGTATGAACAGGAGCACCCTTTTCCATCTCGGTAAATATACTTTTACTATTAGCACCAAATCCACTTCTAGTTTTTTTCTTGGTGTATTTTTGGATACCCTTTACACCGGTTGGAAGAGCAATCTTATCCAACTCTTCATTTTTTAGATTATTCTTAAAGTCAAGGATAAACTCATCTATTCTTTCCTTTGGAACTTTAGCAAGGATAGCTTTTAAAACCTTAGTCATAAAGTCACGGAATGCTGGTGGAAATGAACTACGGACAATATCTAAACCTTTAACATCAAGTTTTTCACAAGGCGTTCCACCATCATTAATAATCCATTGGCCATATCTTTTCTTGGTAACCCAAAAAGCAGCCTTAGCAATCATCTCTTGTTTAATCTCAAACCGATGGTCACCTTGTATATTTAAGAACTTACTACTGAAATAGTTATAAGATTTATTGATGTAAGATTGAACCTCATCGGCAATATCCAATATCTGTTCTGTCATAAACTTTTCATCTTTAACATCAGCATTTGGAAATCTGTTTTTAACAAGTGGAAGAGCAGAATAGAAAACCGAGTCTGTATCTGTGTAGATACAATAATCTTTATCCGTTTTTAAGATTTTATTATAATAACTATTTGTAACCTTTTCGGTAAACTGAATAAGTTTCTGACCTGTGGTGGTTGTCCCTTCAGCGTTATCAATATCATAAAATCTAAATACGGTTAAGCCCAATACTCCGTACAAACTATTAAGTAAAATCTTTTGTACCAGCTGCCTTCTGTTGAAGTAACCATGTAATTCTTGGTCACCTTCGGTTTCGTACTTCTTTGCTAGTTTTCTATACTCTACTCTCTCATTAAACCATTTCTCAAGTATCGCCGGTATAACACCTTTCTTACTTAGGTCATACAAGACTCCATTTGATGAAATGGATATTTGATTTTTCCCAAAGAAATCTTTGAGTTCCCCACTTGTAAAGGTTCTGATAACTTTCTTATCCTTCTCCACAGAATAATGTTTATCTTCACCTCTAATAAATTCTTCAGCATCCCAACCGTTTATCTTACCTATCTTTGTCTCAGGCGACATATTCAGAGACATAATAATACTTGGATACATAGAAGTTAAATCTAAATCAAACACCCAATCATAACAACCAGGAACGGGTGATTTCACATAAGCACCACTAAACCTACCTTCTGAACCATCATAACTAGCAGTAGGTAATTTACTTGGAGCAACTAAACCTAAACTACGAAGATAAACTAACATAGCACCTTCAATATATCTTGAACTAAAATATACCTCTTCATAAGGTATTCTACCCAAGTGAGATACAGCACGAGCCAAGTCTAACAACTTGAACTTTTGGTCAAGTGCTTTAACTATCTCAACATCATTTAAGTTATATTCAATAAACTTATCAATATCATCTCTGTATAAATCATCAAGTGTTCCTTCATACTCAACCTTACCTATACCAACTTCAATAGTTCCGATATGGTCTAATCTATAACTTGATTGCTGGGTGTATGTAAACTTTCTATATAAATCCATATAATCTAATGAACTTACACCAGCAATACGATACATCTTTTTGTTTGGGTTATACTTTACGATTTGTATTGGTGAAAGGGCGTTAGCAAACTCCTCACCTAAAACTTTTGTTATTCGGTTATATAGATAAGGAATATCAAAACCATTTGTATTCCAACCTGTAACACAAGTTGGTTGGACATCTATCCAATACTTTAAAAACTCTTGTAATAATTGACTTTCGGTTGTGTAGAAGCGAATATCAACACCATCTTTAATATTATCTTGACCTTCACCTAAAACATATACACGATATTTCTCATCATGTTTGGTATACATAGCAACCGAAGTAACTTTGTTTGCTGCTTTGGATGGTTCAGGAAAACCATCTGTAACCTCTACCTCAATATCAAAGAATAGTTCTCGGTGGTCTTTTGACGGTTCATCAGAATCTTCATATCTATCTAAAAGAATACGAGTATCTAATGGAATATCCGACTCAAATACTCTACCAGTTCTGAAATCTTCTTCTGTCCAATATGTAACTTTCTTTAACTTATCTCCGTAGATAGAGCGGTATTGACCACTTCCATCACGAACATAAGCATAATTCTTAAATATAAAGTTTTGATAACCAGCAACATCATCCCAAAGATGAACTTCTACTTGATTACCACCTCTTTT